AGGACATTTTTCTGATATAATGGCTGCTGAGGTTGGAGAAGATATAGCCAAGTTGGCTACCATGGGTACATATTCAGAAGCATATCAAGTTACGCTTGCAGAGGCTAATGCTAAATTAGGAATTAATGTTGCTAAACAAGCACAAATTACTACAGGTGCTCAAGAAATAACTGACCAGTTTAAAGAGGACCCAAGTAATAAATATTACGAGCGTAATGCTTTAGGTGCAAACTTAGATGATACAATTGAAGCAGGAGGTTTAAATACAACAAGAAATGAATTAGATAAGTCTTTTGAATATTTTAAAAACAATACTAAAAATATTAAAGATGGTGTTGTTAGAACAGATTTTCAATCAAAACTTGGAGAGATAGTAGAAAAAGTAGAAAAAACAGGTGGTTTGAGTAATGTAAATTCAGAGTTTGCACAGTTTACTAAAACATCTGATGGTCAAAAATTTGTTACGGGATATACTTATGATCCTGTTAATCGTATGTATGTTCCTGCTTTTGATAGCACTAAACTACCTCCAAGAGGATTAGTTGAATTGTATAAAGGTATAGACGATGCTGCGGCAACTTTAATGGGTGAGTATGTAAATGAAATGCATAAGATAAATGCGGACGACCCAACTAAACCAATAACTGAAGTTGCTAAAGATAATTATGAAAGAAGATTTGTGTTAGAAGAAATGAAAAAACTTGCTCCTGGTGGATCTATGCAGGATATAGAATCAACAGAGTTTAGAGGTAGAAGAGCCCCAGTGCAAGAAAATGATTCTGCAAGCAAACTTAGATTGCAAAGAGAAACAAATTATGGTTCTTTAGATGCACAATTAAATAGAATAGAACAAGTTTTAATGTTGGATGCTGCACAGATGGCAACTAACAATCAAGTAGTTAACTATGTAGACGTAGATCCTACAGGTAATGGAAATCCAGTAAGAATGATTGATCTTTCTGGAACACAAGACTTGGATATTGCTATAGCAAAGCAAAAAATTGTAAATCCACAAACTAGAGAAATAACGGAAACATATGTTGCTCCAGATAAAGTTTATTTAGATATTGATGAAAACAGTGGTATGAATTCACTTTATTTAGTCACAGGAGATCCAGGTAACGAAACTTATACTGTTTATAATGATAGAAATGTATCTGCACTTGCTTTAAGAATATCTAACGCAAATTTTGGTGGACCAACAGTTTATAAAGACTGGCTTCAAGTATCAAAAGATAGAGGCCAAATATCACAAGATGGGTTGTCAACTAATCAATCTAATAATTCTAGCAGAACAATTCCTGCAAAAGCAGATGGAGTAAGAAAGAAAAACGATGTTACAAATGTAGGAGCCGAACAACCTGCTTTTGAGTATGATACACTTGCAGCAACGTTAAATACTTCTAACAAACCTGAAATCAAAAAAGCCTTGGAACCTGTGAACGATTATTTTGCCATGAAAGGTTATACTCAAAAAGGTCTTACAGATAGAGATAATAACAATCTGACAGATGAAAACGTGAAGTTTCTCCGTTTTGATCAAACTGGACCACAAGCACGAGATATGATAAACACTTGGGGTAAACTAACTTATAAAGTTATAAAACCTAATGGACAACTTGGGCCTGAGCAATATGCAGAAATACGAACCGATGAAATTGTTAAACTAGTATCAGGTGGTGGGCAACAAACATTTGATCTTAATAAAGAACAATAAAATATGGAAGACGAAGAAATTTTAGGAATTGACCCTTTTGTCGATTTAAGTATTGAGGATAGAGAAGACCAATTAATTATATTGGCTGACAAATTAAAAAAACAAAAAGGTACTGGATTGAATAATTTTTCAATAAGAGACATTCAAACCACTATACCTGGATTAAATCAAACAGAATTTCAAGAGGCTGTTGCCTGGGGTAACACATACAATAGAGGTCGATATAAGGAGAGTGATGAGTTAAATTCAAAGTTTAATAATTTATTTCCTGAGTTAGAAGGGTTGCAATTTCCTGAATATGAAAATGTTAGTGGATCTATAAATGTATTAAACGCACAAAAAAACCCTGAAAATGCTCAAGGCAAATGGGAGGGTATAACTTCGGCAATTGATAAAGGTACTCAAATGTATAACAACCAACAGGTTGATGGAGTTATCGCTAACCCAGGGCTTTTGCCAGAAGGAACTGATGAAAGTGTTAAAAAGAACCTTATTCAATATGGCCAGGTAATTAGACATACTGATCCTGAGTTTACTCAAAAATATCAATCAGGAGAAGATCCTTTTGAAGATCCTAAATCAGCATACGAGTTTACAAAACAAGCAAGAAACTTTCAAGGGACAAAATTTAAAGTAAATGCTTTAAGATATATTGCTAAAAATTACGATAAAAATCTATATGATTTTATAGATAAAAATGAGGATTTCTTTAGGCTCATGCCTGAACTTCGTGAGGATGATGAGTTTATGAAAATGTATAAATCTCATGAGGATGTAGCATCTAAATATCATGATCATTTAAAAGCAAACTTTGGTGATATGTATTCTCAGGAAGCAAGAGATATATTACAAACCGCTAGACTAAGTGGTGCTATGGGTCCAGGTGGAATGATGGGGCCTGGTTATCTTGACACTTCTGTAGCAGTAGGTTTAGGTGGAGTTGTAGAATCTGTAGGAAACTTAGCAGGTGGTATGTATGAGTTTTTTGCAAAGTATGGCGATAAGATAAATCCAGGGCTGTATTTAGCAGACGCTATAGGAAGTTCACTTGTTTCTGATGAAACAAATGATAAGTTAGCCGAACTAGATGAAATATATGACAGACAAGCAGAAGTAACAGCAGATAAAATTTCACATTTTTTCTCATCAGACAACTGGAAAGATACATCTTTAGGTCAATTTGCTTATGTACCTGATCAGGTAGCAGGAGCAGATTTGTCTGAAAACCCTATGTATATATTACCAATGACATTAAAGACTGTAGGAGAAATGGCTCCTGCCTTAGTTGCAGCCGCTTATTCAGGCGGAGGTACATTAGTAGCAGGTTCTATAATGGGGGGTGACCAATTCTTTAAAGCATACCATACTACAAACAAAGAGGCCAGAGAATTAGGAGTAGATGCAGAAGATGCTGAAGCAATGGCATTAAGTATAGGTCTTGTTACTGGTGGTACAAGTGCTTTATTCAATAACCCTTTAGCAAGAAAAGGTGTTGGTGCTATGATGGGTGTAAGAAACAGGGCAACAAACGAAGCGGTAAAAACCTTAGCATCATCAGGAAGTAGACAGGCTGCAATCAAAGCAGGAACGAAAGCATACTTAAAAGAAGTTGGATCTGAGGAAATAGAAGAACTTGTACAGGGAGGATTTGAAAATTATACTAAATATAAGTATGATCAAAACTCTCCTAACCCAGTATATGGTGTAGATAAATTTATGTCTAAAGAAGAATTTACAAATACGTTAATTCTTACTGCAACTGCAACTACTTTAATGGCTAGTCCTAACTTAGGAGTATCTTCTTCTCAATTAGAAAAAGAAGCATGGACTACAGCAGGGTTGGATTATGCAAATTTTGAAAAATCTGTACAAAAAGAATTAAGTAAAAAGAACCCTAAGTTCACTGAGGAAACTGCCCAAGGCATGTTAGAAAAGGCTAAAGTATATGAAACTATAGTTAAGCCATTAAAAGACTCAGGGGTTAAAATAAACGAGATTACAGAGTTGGCTGATGTTGTTTATAATTCTATGAATGCACCTACAGCACCTGAAGCAGAAACGTCTGCGGAACCAACTGTAGAAGAAAAGAAAGCAGAAATCAAAAATGGTATACCTAAACAAGGTGCTATTGTTGATGGAGGTAAAGTTGTTTCTGTAATAGAAAATATAGGAGATAGTGCTACAGATTCTGATTTAAAAACTAAACTAGATAACATCCAGGGTAGAACTTTTAAAATGAAAAGAACTTCTCTTGAAACATTATACGAAACAAACAAAGAATTTAAAAAGTTTGTAGATGAAAACCCTGATATGGTTTATGATGGCAAGAACAAAAATGCTCCTGCTGTTATTGACAATGAAGGAAATGTTCTAGATGGTATGAAACGTTTGGCCGCAGCATACAACAGAGGTCAAAAAGGAATTAGAGTTTTTAACGAACAAGAAACTACTGTTTCTAAAGATGAAGAGACATCTATTGTAAACGCTTTAGATAATATTATTTCTCCAAAATTAGAAAACACTAATCAATCTATGGAAGACATAGAGAAAATTGGTAACCATTTTCAAAGAGTATTTAAAGGATCAACAATAGAATTTGATCAAGAAGTATTTAATGCAGAGGCCCAAAAAAGAGGGTTAGATCCTGCAAAAAACAAAGGGTTTAGAGATAGAAATACAAATCAAATTTATATAAACCCTAAACTTGCTACGCTTGATACACCTATACATGAGTTTGCTCATATATGGGAGGATATGTTGGCTGAAGTAAATCCAGATGCCCATAAAAAAGCAATGGCTTTAATTAAAGGTACAAAGTTTCATAAAGAAGCGGTTGCTAACGGTTATGGAGATAGAGCACTAAATGAGGCTTTAGTACAGGCTATTGGTGAGAAAAGTGCTAAAATATTTAAAGATCCTAAGAGACAATCACAGTTTGAAAAGATTATAAGCCAGGTAAAAGAGATTATTAAATCTGCTTTAAACGTACCAATGGATGCAGACTTTGATATACAAACAAGTAGTTTAGATGATGTTATAAATTCTAGTGCAGAGAAAATTATGTCTGCCACAAGTATTGATCCTGATGCAAAGAAAGAATCTATTGATGTAGATGCAATTGATGCACAGAGATATAAAAACCCTGAGCGTGAAGCAATAAAAGAATTTAAAGCATTACAAGAAACAATACAGAACGACCCAACACTATCACCAATTGATCCTGTGATGAAGGATGGTAAGTATCAATTCAAAAAAAATAAAAAATCTGGAAAAATAAGTGTAAAGATTTCAGGTAAGTCTTATGCTTTAATTAACGGAATTAATGAATATTTTGAAGGAACTGTAGAGGAAAAAGTAAACCAAATTGGTGACAGAATTGTTGATGAGTTCAATGCTAACAAAAATGTTCCTGAGGTTGTTAAAGGCCTAGGATGGTATAAAGATTTACATCTGAAGATGAGAAATCTTTTTGGAGGTAGAACTAATTTCTTTGGTAGATTATTAGGGGCAACTTCAGGTCAGACAAATGTTGAACAAAATTATAAATATGCTACGCAAGCCTTAGAAGCCTATTCAAAAGGAGCCTATGATAAATACCTTGAAGAATATAAAGAGTTTATTGACAGAGTAGAGCAGTTTGAAAATGAAGAAGAATTAAATCAATTCTTTAATGAGTATAAAGGTAGAGCAGTAAATGCTATTAAAAAACAAGGTAAAACTGCATACAACGAATCAAGAATTAAGCCTGATAAAAAAGACATTAACGAAACAAAAAGAAAGTTATTAAATCTATGGCCAAAGGCTAATCCTTTGTATAGAACTGATAATCCAAAAAAACTTTATGGAATTAATAGTCCTGCTACTGCAAAAGTCTTAGTAGGTATATGGTTGCAACAAACACAACAAACGAAAACAAACAACTTTTATGAAAATGTTGTAGGTCTGACTACAAACCCTACTATTGATTTGTGGGCCGCTCGTACAATTAGACGAATGATCTATGATGGTAATGTTGATAGATATAGAATTGCAGAAAGAGCAGAGCAAGGGGTAGATGAAAGAGTTTATGCTGCTGAAGCAGGTGGTTTGTCAGATTATCAATTAGCAGAAGAGGTTATAAAAAATGCTTCAGAAAAACTAGGGATGGATCCAGATGATCTTCAAGCATATTTATGGTTTGCTGAAAAAGATTTATGGTTGAAAAATGGTTGGTCAAAAGGAACAGCCGCAAAAAAATCAGACTTTAGAGAAGAGGCTGATAAAAATGATATCAGCAGATATTATTTAGGTTTAAGTACAGAGAGAGATCAGTATACAGATCCTGTATTAGAAGCACAAGAAAACATTGAAATATTAAATCAGGAAAAAGAGTCAATTACTAATGACTTGAGAGAGGGTGACCTCATATCATTAAAGGTGAATACAACACAAGGTCAGTATTTGATATATCCTGAAAGAAGTTTTGATGCTGAGATGATTGTAGCAACAGGCCAAGATATGACTCCTGTTTTAAAAAGAGCACTAGAGTCAGCAAAGAAGTATGAACAAGAGTCTGTATTCTTATCAGAAGTTTTACCTATTGATGAGAGAATGGATCCTGAAACTATGGAGAGAGAGTTAGCAAAAAAGCCAAACGCTAGACCTGCTGTTGAAATGCAATTTAGAACTCCGATGAGTTTTGAAGCAGCATCAGAATTTGCACAACAAAATTTAGACAAAGAAGGTGTACAATTAGGTCCTGTTAAAACAGATATTTCAGGTTACACTTTTATAACTAATGAAAAAGGGACTGAAGTTTTAGGTGTTAAATATCAGTTTGTTCCTGAATTTGTTTTTGAAAACGAAGAGGATATAACAGAAGAAAACCTAAACCAAGCAGTTGCTGATTGGGTTTTGAACGCAAAAGAAACTAAATTAAACTTAGAGAATAACGAAAATGTTTTGTACTTTTACAACCATTATGTAGATACATTCGTTGCTCACAACAATCAATACAACGGAATCTTAAATAATATAGACAATGGATCAAAAGACATTTTTAAAGGCACTCGCAAGTCACGCACTAAGCAATACTACCAATCCAAAGGAACAAGACTTGAACAAGGACAAGAAAGTTCAAGTGTCGATGCACAAAGACAACAAGATGAAGGAGATAGATCCAGATTCTCTGGAACTGTTTCGAGAGATGATGTCGGATCGATTTCAGCAGTCGAACACCGAAGAATAGATCAGGCAAAACTACCTGATCAACTTACACAGTTACTTACTACATTAAGTGGACAAGGCATGGTGCCTTCTAAACTTATACCTGCAATTAAGATTTATTCTCAAAGAGTAGATGGTAAAGAAATATCTACTGAAGAAGCGAGAATGCTACTTAATAAATTTATGGGGTCAGAAGGTTTCAGACAAAGAGGCTTTGAGACAGGATCAATAACAAAAGCCAAAGATCAAGATGTAGGTAAACACGAAGTTTATGATTGGATAAATAACAATCCAAACTATTATAAAACCATGAACATGAAAGAAACCATGGAAATGGTGGTTGAAGAAATAAACAATCGTGGTGGTTTTGAAAACGAAGGAGTTATAAAAGATCTACTTAGAGAAAATCCAACAATAAAAGAGTTGCCTAGAGTTCAACTTGCTAGACAAGCAGCAGTTCATCATTATGGATTAAAAGTTAGCAAACTTAGATCTGATGGGGCCTCAGAGGCTGAAATTAATAACGTTCTTGAAACAATGTCTTCTATTGAACGTGTTTTAGCAGAAGATGGAACTTTATCTGGACAAGCATCAGCCGCTTTAAGATCTTGGACCGCACAAACTTCTGCTACCGTTATAGACAGGATTGAAATTCAAATGGAAAAGTTTAATAAAACTATGGATGAAAAAACCTCAATTGGTCATTTTATTCATAGACTTTTTGGAGGTAAGAAAAAATTGGAAAGTACAACACTTACAGAAGAACAAAAAAATAAAATCACAAAATTGCATGAAATAATTAAAAAAACTCCTGAAAATAGTGAGTTGGCAAATGTGGCTATGAGATCTATGTATAAATACATGGACTCAATAGTCCCTGCATACTCTTCTTCAGATACGTTTTTTGCGTTACAATATGCTGCTATGCTTTCAGGAGCATCAACTCATGTGTTAAACGCTACTTCAGGTAGTGCAAACATTGTGTTACAGCCAATAATGGAGATGTCTAGAGTAGACAAAATATTTACTGGTGGTTATTTAAATTTTATAAGAAAGATCGGTTCAGGCACAAATAGAAGAGGTATGCAACAAGGCTATAACATGGCTATGGATATCATGTTAAACGGTGCTAGAGTAGATAAATATCAAGGATCTGAAACTAATGCAGATGCAGGTAAATACAATGCACTTGAGACTACATTTTTTAAAGAATTAAACATACCTGGTATAACAAGAAAAGGTAAACCAGTAGACTTTAACCCTTATAACTATTATAAATTTGTAGGTAGACTTTTAAATTCAACAGATAGATATATAAGTAAAGTTGGTTATGAAGGCAGGTATTACAGTTACTTATTAGATCAACTCCGTAAGGATGGTGTTCCTAAAAGTCAATTGAGACAAAAGGCTTCTGATCTTTATTTAGCAACTGAGGTTAGTAAACATGCAAAAGAACAAATGGAAAGTCTAATGAAAGATATGCGTGAGGCTGATCCTGATACTGACTTTAGTAATATAGAAGTAGTAAGAGCAAGAGAATTGATGAACGAAGCACTTGTTAAAAAGTATAGCGAGGACTTTATTGACAAGTCAGATTCTGAACTTGAAACAATGAAAGAAAAAGAAAACTTTGATGGTTCTTTAGAAGATTTTAAAGAATACATGAAAATGATGAAGGAGGCTGAAATAAAAAATATTTCAATTGATGCAAACTTAGCAAGTAATGCACAAGTATTTATTGACAATAGACAAGGAAAATGGTACACTCATCCTATTGCTACTGTGGCTAATTACATAAGACAAGTTTCTAATGATCCTAACGCTAGTTTTACACGAAAACTTTTATTAAAATCTTTTGTACCATTTACAAGTATTATTGGTTCTATTGGTGAATATATGATCGATGTTACACCTGGTATAGGTTTAGCAAGAGCATATATTGCTGAAGATGGTTTAGGTGATAAGGGTACAAAGATGAGGGAAGAACAGTTATCAAGAGCATATTTTGGTACCATGTCTTTTATGGGTCTAGCAGCACTTGCCGCTATGGCATATGAGGATGACGATGATGATCCATTTTTTGAAGTAAGCGGTGGAGGTTATAACAACTCTAATCAATATACTAGAAACGACATGAAAAATGCACCTTTACCTCCGTATACGGTAAAAGTAGGTAAAAAAATGATGGATTACAGAAATATAATTCCTTTATCAATTCCATTGGCTATTATAGGAAACTACATGGAAACACATAAAATGACTGGAGGAAAAGGAGAAGTTTTCGATGATATGATATATAGATTGATGATTGCTTATGGGAACTCTGCAAATCTAATAATGGACTCTTCTGTATTAACTTCAGTAAAAGAATTTTCAGACGCTATATTTGGACAAATAGATGGTCGTGGATCTCAATATGATCCTAATTCAGTTGGCGATTCAAGTGTTGAAAAAATATTTGATCGTTTTGCTAAAACATCTTTAAGATCTGTAGGTGGAACTATTTTAAGACCACTACCTCAAAATGCAAATGCATTTAGACAAGCAACTAAAATTCTTGATGCAAGGTCTTATAGTGCAGGTGACGCCAAAAATGCTTTAATATATGCCGCAGGACTAAGTCAAATAGCAGGTCAACCTAAGATTGACATATTTGGTGAAGAGGCGAAAAGTTATCCTGGTGAAACAGTAATTCCTTATACTCATTGGTTTGAATTAAGAGGAGTAGATCCTAGATGGATATATATAGATAAGTACAACGCTTATCCTAGTAAAATCCAAAACAGACCTATTCAAATAGGAACAATTAAAGAAGCACTTAACGATGAGAACTTATATCAACACCAAATAACTACTGGTCAAGAATTTAGTAGGTTACTTAGTAATTACATGAATGGTGCAGGTAAAGTAAAAGATAATATAAATACTTATAGTGGTAGATCTAAAAGCATGCATAAAACTAATATTCAAAAAATGTGGATAGCAGCCCAAGCAATATCTAGAGGAAAAAATATGAATAATTGGATAAAAAATAACAAATAACTATGAGAGAAATAGACAAGATCATTGTGCATTGCACAGCGACACAAGAGGGTAAGCCTATATCAGTTAGTACCATTGATAAATGGCATAAGAAAAGAGGTTGGTCAGGAATTGGGTATCATTATGTTGTACAACTAGATGGTACTATAAATCCTGGGCGACCTATAGAGAGACAAGGTGCCCATGTTAAGAATCAGAATAAAGACAGCATCGGCATCACATATGTCGGAGGAGTAGAATCTGAACGAGGTGAAGATGGTAAATGGATTGCGAAAGATACAAGAACGCAAGAACAAAAAGATAGTCTAGAGTATTTGATTGGTTATCTTTGTGCTAGTTATCCAGGGGCAGAGGTTTCTGGTCATAATAATTGGTCCAGTAAAAGTTGCCCATGCTTTGATGCAAAAGAAGAGTATAAATCCATACAAGAAAAATATGTTCGATAATTTAGGTTATGAGGTTGCAATATCAGAAAGATTTAGAATTGGTCCATTATTAGGTTGGGCATTCTATTGTCCGGATGACGAAGATGATTGCTATGAGTTAAATATATATTTTATATTTATAATGTTACATATTAAATGGTGGGAAAACAATGAGTAGTCCAAGTAGTGGTAGTGGTCCACAATTAAACAGTCTTAGAAATAATTATAATAAATTAGTTTCTAAAAAACTTTACTTATCAAAAAGTAAAAAAGTACAATGGGAATCTAAAAGAAGATTTGGTAATATCTAATTATTATGAGTGATAAAAAATCAAAAAAGAAATTTAAAGACACTAAAGTTGGTCAATTTTTAACCGACAAAGTACCTGCGATTTTAGGCATTGTAGGGGATGTATTGCCTGATGCAGGAGTATTAGGTGTAGTTAAAGGTCTAATTGAAAAAGAGGATCCTGCTATTCTACCTCCTGAAGACAAAGAAAAAGCAATGAAACTTTTAGAACTTGATATGATTGAGTTGCAAGAGGTAAGTAAGCGTTGGCAATCAGACATGAAATCAGACTCATGGCTCTCAAAAAATACACGTCCTATGACATTGATATACTTAACTGTAATGATGTCTTTATATATTATCTTAGACAGTTTAAATATTGCTTTTGATATTGATGAGAGTTGGATAGAACTTTTAAAAACCCTTTTAGTTACAATTTATGTTGCCTACTTCGGATCGAGAGGATTTGAAAAGTATAGTTCAATAAAAAAATAGTTGAGAGAATTAAATCCCCCAACTATTATTAGTATAACCAAACCATCCTTTGTGATCTTCAGGTGGTTTATTTCTATTTTTCATTTGATTTAATGGTTCTTCTTTGTCTTTTAATGCAATAAGTAAAAGAATTAAATAACCTACAAGATCTTTAACAGTATCTTCTGTTTTATCATAGATCCCTTTTTGTTTTATCCTAGATATTTTATCATCTATTCTTGCACATAAAGATTTAACAGGATCTCCATCACCAAATATACTTACAGGAGATGTTGCGGAATCTCCGTAGTCTGCGTTTTTAGAGATAAGAAGGCCGATGATTTCGGCACCGACCCTCTCAATTTTTTCTCTAGTATCCATTAAAACGTTAAGCCATCATTGACAGCCGCCTCAACGTTGTTAGCGTGAGTGTTGTTACTGTTAGGAATATTACCATCCGCATAAGTAATTTTCCAAGCATTAGCGTTAGCAGTTCTAAGATTATTATCTCGGTCTCTGTAACTTCTTAAGTTAATAGAAACTTTAACTTCATCTCCTGCTTTGTATGCATTAAACAAATTTGCTTTAGCACCAATTGCTTCAACAGGATAGTCAACAGGATACTGAGAATCAGCACCTAATTCAACTGTTAATACTCTTTTTTCAATCTCTCCTTTTTGAGTTTGAATGGTTTGTGCATCTGAGATTTCTTTGATGCGACCTTGTAATTCTACTGAATTTGACATAATTATTAATTAAAGTGTTATATATATTCAGAGGTTTTTACACCTCTCGCCTGAAGATATTCCAGGACTTCACAGACAATGATATTTACATCATCTATTTTCGTTGCAAGAGTTTCATCTAACTCTTTTAATTTTTTTATTTCTTCTTCTGTATTGTTTACCGATATAATGTTTACATGATCTTCATTATGATCTTTAAGCAACTTATCTATTGTAGGTATTCTTATTTTATATTTTACTGGCATCTCTTCCATTTATGGTGTGTTTATGATCTTGTTTTGCACAAGCATTTCTATTAATTCTAACATATCTTCTTTGTATAAAATACAATATTGTTTACCTCCAGGTGCCTTATGAAATACAATAGGGATGTCTGTTGGTTTGATATCCATATCATCTAAAACCTTTTTATATTGTGGATTTCGTTTATAACATTTTGCTTGTACTACAAAATCTCCTGTGTTCATAAGATCTATACCTTTATCATCTAACATTTTAGATCCATATCTAGATGTGACACAGTCTGTAAAACCTAAGGCTTTGAAATCCTTGACTAATTCTCTTTCATAGTTATGTCCTTTTGTTCTATTAGTGTTTGCCATATTTATTAAATTCATTATAGACATATACCATTTTGTTCTTTACAAAAGTCTTGATGTCTGAATATTCTACTGATTCATGAAAACCTTGATACAAAAGATAATAATCTGGACCTTGACCGTTTGGTCTTATAAAATAATCTTCACGATTTGGAATTACTTCATCTAACATAGCAACTCTCAAAAGGTTATCACCTGTTTCAAACTTTTTATTTTTTCCTATTTTGCCTCCCCAATTATTTCTACTCCAATCAACCTTATAAAGGTTTTGTTTATTGGCCTTTGAATGAAGGGAACTGCCCACTCTTTGTTTCAATTTCGCCATTATTATATTCTGAATAACATGTTGTATCTAAATTATATTTAAATTCCTGCATACCGGTTTTTCCTGTGAATCTCCATCGTACCTTCCAAACATGTACCTCGACTAATTCCTTTTCAAAATCTCGATACACAGTAATTCCATTATCTACTTTATTAAAGAAGTGGGAAGAGCCACTTACGCTGTAACCTGAAGCGACCTCTACCTTCCCATTTTCTTTCTTTAATTTCTGTGGGTGTGCTACTAACATAACTCCACAGTCATACGCTTCTTTAAATATTTTTATCTTTGATAATTGAAGTCCGGTATATTGATGTTCATTCATACCTCTTTCAATTTTATGCTCAACAAAAGCCCAATTATCTATTATCAGGCAATTAATCCCTAATTTTTTAACTAACTCTTTTCCTTTATTTAGTATACCTTCAACTGTTAGATCATTATCTTTTAAGTTTATAAAAAAGAAATGTTTATTTATAAAATCAATTGCAGGATCTAATTCCTCAGGCTGTAAACTATCTACTGATCCTCTACCAAACTTCTTACCTGCATATTTTTCTATTAATTCAGCAACATGCACTTTAATTGGTTGTTTTTCAGCAGAAAACACTCCAAACTTCCATCCTTTTTTAGCAAGTTCTATAACTACCTGATCCACAAAACTTGATTTACCATGTCCAGGAACACCTGTTACTAAAGTAAATTCTGATGGCCTCCAAGACATAAGTTTATCAAAATTATCATAACCTATAGTATCTCCTTGAGGCATTCCATAATTATATAAATTATGTATTTCTTTACGAGAATCTGATGCTTTACTTACACCTTCTAGTGGAAAAGGTTTTGCAGAATCAATACACTTGACTAATACTTCTGATCCATGCTTAAGTAAAACATCATTGGCATCCTTACATCCTTCCGGAAAATTTACTAACCAAATTCTATCCTTGCCAATTCTTCTCGATAACTCATCTCTTAATTTAATACCTGGTGCATCGTTATCTAATGCTAAATATATCTTCTCTTTATTTTCAAACTCGTTTATACTGTTGTCTAAATATGTAAGGTTTTGATTTCCTGTTGATGCTCCATTAGGTACAGAACAGGCAAACATAAGTCGCTCCTGCTGTAATCCTGCTTCATAAAAAGCCATAGCATCAAACTCTCCTTCAGTTATAATACACCATGAAGAGTCTTTAATAACATCTAAACCATACATAATAAGTTCAGATCCTTTGTTTAATTTAAAGTTCTTTTCAGCGTCTCTAAACTTAACATTGACCCTTCTACCCTTTCTTATGTAATTAAATTGAATAACAGCCCTCTCAGACTGTACTTGAGGCATATACTCCATGCCTTCAGTAATCCCATAGTATCCTATTGTGTCTTCATTAATACCTCTTTCTTTAAAAAAAGAAATAATTTTATCAGATATTGGTAATGATCTAACGGTAGGAATTTCATATTCTGTTTCATATTCTGCAACAGATCCGTTATCTCCACAATGGTGACAGTAATAAGTTCCTGTTTCTACCCATACCCTTAAACATTTTTCATTCTTGTTTTTTCTCCTGGTATGAGAACACTTTGGACAAGTGGTTTTTTGAGGCTCGGTGCCTGTGTTACTCTTGACATCGATGCCAAGTGCTTGCAGTTTAGATAAATTGTCTGTCATATTATTGCTATATTCTTTCGATTGGGGGCGACCTTACTCATTGTCTCCCACTCTGTATATTGTATTAAATACTTTTCTATAAATTTCTTCCCAAATATTACCTCAGGAGTAACTGAAGACTGATACTTTTGGCTCCAATTATCTTTACACCACATAAATACTTTAACCATTGTTGATCCTGTAATTGGCTTTCCATTAAACTTTTTAGATAAGATGCTTTTAAATCTTTTCTCATAAGTTCTAGGAACGTACTTGTTTCCGTACCTTTCATTAATGTAGTTTATAACATCCGCACATACTTCCTGGTACTCCAAGGAAACACTATCATCATTTTTATTATCTGAAACAGCGATCTTAAACCAAAGAGGTGTAGTCCTAAACTTTGGGTGTGCCTTTGTGCCTATGTTCTCAATTAAACTTTTATCTATTAATTCTAATACATATCTGCTCATCGTCCTGGAGGATGAATTTAATTGATCAGCCAGGTCAGATAATGTTACATCACAAAAACCATCATTTGATGTATACTTATAAATAAGATCGCACAACATATATGCTACAGGAGACATGTCCTGTTTTCTTAATACATCATATATAATTGTTGTTGATCTAATCATGTAAGCAAAAGTTTATGATAAAATAAATCTTGATTTTTTTTGTTTCTGTGAGACTCTAATCGACATTTTAAAGTAACTATTCCATCGATCTTAAAGTCTTTAGTTTTTTCTATGTGTTCATCCCAACAATTAATTGCTAAGTATGAGTCTTCTAATGTCTTTAACCATACAGTAACAAAAGAATGACTCCCTTCTCCTTTAACTTCTTTAGGTTTTGATATATATTTTATTTGTCCTAATACTTCTATTTTCATTTAATTTTTTCTTTAATTATTTCTGCAAGAGAAATGGTTTTACTATGCTCTATTCTAATGTGATTAAGAAGTAAATTTGTTTTTACAAAAAACGCTTTGGCTGTTGTACTAGGATCTTTAGTGTTAAAGTAATCATCTAAAATTGTTAAAAATTTATCTTCTAAAAACTTTATGTGATGAAGGTCCTCTGACAAAAACTCTGCTATTTCTTTTTCAGAAAAATTAAACATTCTTGAAATACCTACAAATATGCAAACTCCAAAATAAGAATTACCTTCAATAACTGAATCCACTTCTAATGTGTGACGATTTTTAACCGCTAAATTATTTAGTATGCCTTTTCTTATATCTGTTAATTTCATATTAAAAATTTATTTTTTCTACTTCTTTAAACCTTACGTTAAAGGTCTTTCCCCAAACGATCTTACCACTATCTCCAAAGTCTACTTCTTGTGCACCTCTGTGAATAAGAATTTGTTTTATTTGTTGCATTGCTAATTGCTTTATGTTTTTAGCATTTTTTTCTTTATCTCTGCTTTCAACATATCTTCTTGTAAGACTTAATAATTCTTCGTCAGAATCTATTTTCACTCGATCAACCATTGCTTTATGTTTCTCAGATAAAAACTGATCAAGATCAACTTTATATTCATCCTCTACATCAGGTTCTAGATGAGATATGAGTCTATATTTTTCGTTGGTGTTTATTACTTCACCTTTAATATCTATAATGTTTCTTGCTTCCTGGACGCTTAGGTAAAATCTCTCGGCCTCTTCAAGAATAGTCTCCTGTATATTAGGATTTGCTTCTACAGTAAACACATCCATATGTCTACCATCTTTTAAGAAAGCAAACTGTCCGTATTCATATCCCAGGACAAGCATGTATAATTGGATCTGAGCAATATAGTAAGGAGGAATTCCTCCCGACCATTTATCAGCATTATATCCTGATATAGTTTTTATTTCTAGAACCCCTTTACCATGTTGTTCATCGTGCATGGTGATCTGTCTGTCAATATTAGCAAATAGAAAAGGATACTTAGGGTTTATAAAAATAGAATTTCTTCTAATTGATTTTCTTAATTTAGTTTTCGACTGATAATTGTTTATCATTTCAATCGGATCTCCTGTCCAATATTGCCATAGATCAGCAACATAGTCCTCTAATAAACGACCATGAAACATAATTTCATTGTCAATATTTTTAATGTTAGCAGTCCCTACAGATTGGTTCCATCTTGTAATTTTAGATGTCCAAGGATTTAATCCAAGTAGTGTTGATGCGTCTGATCCTCCGACCATTCCTTTGTAAACTAAACTTTTTCTAAGTTCAACCCACTCTTCATAGGTTAGTTTTGCAGTTGGTATTCTTTGAATTTTGCTCATATTTTATAGGTTTGTTTTAATGCAGTTCTAATTAACTGAGACACGTTCATGTCGCTTTCAGATGACACAAAATTTAAACTTCTAACCTCGCTAGGTGTAAGTCTAAATGTGATTCTATTTGATTTTTTTTCTATGATTTCTCCTCTATCCATTTCTACGTTTTTAAAAAAAAGGGAGGGCAGTAAAGAGCGGTTGCTTTTACATTTTGTTGTTGGTTAAACCCTCCCTAAATGTTACTTTTTCTTGGCTTGTTTTATAGCCACTTTTGATTTCTCAGCGTTTATTAAAGACTTTAATTCTTTAAGTTGATCGCTTGTAAGTAAGTTTTTATTTGCGGGTAATCTTGCCTCAACAACAGAATAGTCTACAGGAATATGTGCTTTCATATTTTCAAAAACACTAGTCTGTTCTTGGGCTTTTACTTGCTGTAATTCTTTAGCATCATCCTCATCCATAATGCTATCTTCAGCACTATCAACAATGCCCAATATAAATAAGGCTCTGTTTAATGCTCCTGATTGACATTTTTGAAATGAAAATGGCTCTGTAGTTCTTTTGTGAGCAACACCATCAGCGACAGGATTTTTCTCAGGATCTAAAACAATCCCTTTCATGACGACAATACTATCGTTCATGTCAATTATCTCTGTGTTTAGTGAGTAACCTTCAACTCTGAAGTAATCGTTGAAGTAATTTAGTCTTTCGACCCATGGCACAATTTCTATGCCTCTACCTATTGTTGTTTTTTTTAGTTTTCTTTTCAGTTTTCCCATGTTTATTTTTAATTATATTATTAAGATAAAAGTTTACTATGTAATATTTTCTTGCGTGAAACAAGATTGATTCCCAGTCAAATATCCAATTCTTAATTCTTCGCTCCATACAGATGTCTTCGTGATGTGTGAGCATGAAAAGTTTGAAATCTCTAAGAGAAAACCTTTTACGATCATGAATGATCTCGCTATTTTTGTAGTCAAATCTGACCATCTTTTAAGAGAATTAATCATGTCGTGGTTGTTTACCTCGAAGGTAAGACAATTTATATTATATGCACCATCGTTCGTCAATTATCTTTAAGATTTTATTAACAATTTATGGTTAAGTTCCTGTTTCTTTAAAGATTCTGTATCGCTATGTCTAACATACCTATAGAAGGCTTCAGATCCATTTGCATGACCTGATATTCTTCTGACCTCCATCTCACTTAAACCTTTAGATAAATGATATGTAATACCACTACTTCTTAATTTATGTGGTTTTATTAATTGATATAAAAATTGTTGTGAGGCAACAGGGTTTCCTTCATGATCAAAAGTATACACAGTTTTAGACTGCATAAACTCAGGATAAAATTGCAACAGTTCCTCTAACCCTCTTCTAAATGTTTTTAATGTCCAAGAAAATGTACCATTTTTTGCAATGTAACTATTCACATCATCAGGCAGAAAAAATGTTGACAAAGATCCCATTCCTTTTTTAGTAATGATGGTAACTGTATTGCCATCACTTGTAGCCTGAAAGTTTGTGAGATCTGAAATCCTCATGCAAGAGTACAGCATCAGTCTTGTGTAATACCATATGTTTTCAAGTTCCTCTCCTGGGTTGTTGTTGTGAATCATCTCTACCTGATCAGGTGTAAGAGCAATAACTTCTGTTTGTAACTCTCTCATTGACTGTAGTTTAGGAAAAACATAACCGTAGTAAGACTCTGCTTTCATAAGCGTTGCTCTTATATTTTTAAGGTGTGTTTTCCTGGTGTTAGGATGTTTACAATCGTCAAGCATTAAATTCAAATAACCATTTACATGGCTCTGTAATTTTCGGGTGACCTTAAGCCTATCCTTTCTATTGTTAACGTTGTTAAGATCTAACTCCTCAATATTGAAGTTATAATTATAATGGTCCATGCCACTACGCAATTGTTTGTATGCTCTTATAGTAAGAGGAGAAAACCTTTTACCATAATTTAGTATTTCTCCCTTTTCTAGGAGATCTATTATGTCTGTAAGTAAATATATAAATGTATTCTTCTTCATTGAAGTGTGATTAAAAGTTAAACAAATCAGGTTGTTTTTTCAGTTTTCCGAAATCGCCCCATACTGAACGTATGAGGCATAAGGTTGTAGTCCCTAGGGGACTTGAACCATCGTTCAACTGTTTATAATCTCATCTATTTCTTCAGAAAGCCGACCATAGTACTCTATGATCTTACATGACTCTTCAAATAATAGTGGAGATTGACCTGTTTTCTTTTGATTTAATGTACTCTTTTTAGATTTAGAGCCATATATATATTCACACACTTCTGTAGTTGGCACGCTAGGAATCTGTAGTAACTTATGTGCTTTAGATTTCAGAACGCTATGTGTTCTATGTCGTTTCATTTTCAGTTTAGGTTTTGTAGTTGTCATTATTTTTAATTTAGTTATAAATTTCTTTTGTTGCAAGAACCTTACTTAAAGTTTGGTTTAAATGCTTACCACATCCTGAATCTTCCATTATTTTTTTAATAACAGAATTACTTACGGTATAGAACATTCCAACTATATACTGATCACTTCCTTTTACAAACTCTGCTAAAGTTTTTTCATGAACAGATTTAAGGTCTTCGTATTTACTTTTTATTGTTACATAATCACTTAAAAATTCAGTAGAATCTATTTTGCTTTGCAACTCCACATCATTTATTAATAGTATAACAGCCTCGTAGTTGTTTCTAAACTCACGATCAGTAACTATTAGATCATCGAACTGTCTACAGCCATACAAAATTGTTGCATGATGTTTATTAGTTAATTGACCTATTCTACATAATGAAAGATTTAAAATTGATCGGCAGATTTTAAATAAAATAAATCTAGCATCTACGTTTCGTCTCTGTCTGTTATTAGACATTGGATCTGACTTTGTAACTGTTTTAATTGCGTTGACAATAGTGTTGTAATCGTTTTCTAGTAACGTTCTCATTTCTTGTTGGTTTTTAAGGGTTGTTTTTTTATGCGTTTAGAAATACGCTCTTGCCAATTTCTTGTGATACATTCCATGGATCGCTCCAAAACTTTTTAGATCTGTGCATTGATCCATAATCATTTGGAGAAACTTGATACCTAGAAGGTACAGTCACAAAAATGTTGATCTTAATTGAATGATATGGTAGATAACAGGCTCCGCTTTTTAGTGCTTCTTTACAGTTTTTTGTTGTCTCTCCGCCTATTCTCCATGCCTCACCTGAATTGATAAGGTCTTGTAGCATTTGGTAATTGAATTGCTTTTGTAACTCTTTTATTTTACGCTCGTTCATAATAGTAGTTTTTTTTTTCAGTTTAAATTGTGGTCTGACAGGGCTAATTTAACCTTTTAGTCTGACATACCAAAATAATTTGTATCCGAAATTGAATCATCGTTCACCTGAAAGTGACCTAATAAGTTCTGTTTACCTCTTATGTTATGAAATAAAGTAAATATAAAATCATCACTTGCTCCAGGATATAAGGTTTTAATATTTTCAATTAGTTGTTGATCTCTTTTATTATGCATGTGTCCCTCTATTTAAAAATTCTTTATTCTCTTCTTTTTCTTTTATTTTAATGACAGCATTCATATATACTTTTGTTTCATCAACTAAAACCTGAACCTCTTTCAGTTGTTCTGTAATTTCATTTAGGTATATCAAAGATCTTGTTGGATCATATTTATATTTCCTAGAGACAGTATCTAGAATGTTTGTCTTTAAAAACTTTCCCATTTTAATATTAGTAGCCATAATTATTTTTTTATTTCGTTAAATTGAATTACTAAATTTTCCTTCCAATGATCTTTGTCGTTGAGGTATTCATCTATAATTTTATTAACTAATGGAAGTTCCTCTACTCCAAGACTTGACAACTTACTTACTAAAGCATCTATATGATTTTGAATATTCATAAAAAATTCTTCGTCATTTTTAGCAAACAGATTTACATATTTTTCCAACTCTCTCTCTAGTTCTTGTTCTGCTTGTTTCACTTTAAATTTTAAAGAGTGCTTAAATATTTTAAGTTCCTTTACTTCGTCCAATGCTTCTAGCATTAATTGTCCATAGATGACAGCCTTGGTCACACTATAGAATACCTCTTGTTTTTCCATTATGTTAGTGATGTTTTTAATTGTTCTCTTGTCATACCATATTCTTCTACTAGCCATTTTAAAAATTGATCTTCGTCTTTAGTTTTGACAATTACAGATGTTGCAGAAGAAAATAAATTACTTGTCAAACTAGTCACAATAGAAAACATTACAGGACAGTCCGTTTCTTCTTTAATTATAGCATCCATTAGATCATTTAATTTATGCTTCCAAGTAACGTCTTCATATCTACCTGTAATCCATCCTGACTCTATTTCTTTATAGCCTTCTTTAAATTCTACATCCATATACCCTCTCCATGCAGATGAATTTACCCATTTACAATCTTTAACAGGTTGATGGTCTTCGTCATCATCTGTATAAATTTCTTCGTAATAAGTATTGAAGGCTTTACCTAATTCCATTGGGAAGTAATACTTCTTTGTCTCCTGATCTTGGGGTGACCATGTCTGAATTACAGTAGAGCGGTCTAAGGCCTGTGAATAACATTCTTCACATAGGATCTCATCGTTACGATCGTATTGGTAAAAGTCTAGATCTTGATCTATCTCTTGTTCACAGCAATCACAAAAATTATTTTTCATTTGTTTCAGTTTTAATTATTATACAAAGACGAGGGAGCCAAAATCATGGAGTCGTTCAAAACATTCTCCCTCGTTTCGCCTGAATTACACAGGCTCATCAGTCTGTTTTCTTTTTACGTTTAGGTTTCTCATAAACTATATAACCGTTCTCATTTAGAAAACTTTTATACTTTTTTACTTTCCGTTGTTGAGCCCTGTAGTACTCGAATATTTCATTAGTAATTGCCATAGTTTTAATTTTTATTAGTTAATAATTAATATCAATCGTATTCTCTCATGTTTATTGGTTCAACTTTAAATGTTACACATAGTTCATTATATGTTTCTACTCCACAGCGAGACATTCTTTGTGTCTCCCAACCAAGGTCAACTAATTGCTCTTGGATCTCTGCTAATTTTTTTGATGTGATTACAGCCATTATGAATTATATTTTAAAGTGAAGTAGATCATATCTAACAATTCATCTTTTGGTTCATCTAAATCCATGATGCTCATAATCTCGTCAATTACTCTCATCATTCCTTTACCTTCGGCAGCATCGTGAGAGTCTCCGGCATCAAGTAATTCCTGTGCTTGTTCTTCTAGGCTGTAACGATTTGGGGTGACCTCCTCTTTATTCTCAACCCAAGGACATGCTTTATTGTATAGAGAGAGAGCAAGATCTTTATTACCTATAGCGGTCATAAGAACATTTAACTCGTTACGTTGTGATGTACCTCTACGGTATACTCCAGGATCCTCAGATCTTTGGTAGTGCCAATCATGACTGTTCAAAGCATTTTGTAGTTTGATGATTGCATTTAATTTTTGAATTTCAGTTTGCATTGTAATAGTTTTTTTTAGTTATACAAAGACGCTCCGTAGAGCGTTTCGCCTGAATCTCACAGGCTCGTCAGTTTGTTTATCCTAGATATCCGAAACTTGCGTTAGGATCTATACCTTCTGTTAATAGATGAAAGATCAGCATTATGAATGACACAGCCCATAGTGTGAATAAAGATCCTAAAAGGCTATTGATTACGATTGGTTGAATTTTGTTTAACATAGTTTTTCAGTTTAAATTATTAATTGATTAATTAAAGTTTGTAAGATTCATTAGATCAGATTGTCTCTCAATAAGATCCATAGCGGACAGCAATGCTAGTCCTAGAAAAGTAATTGCTATTGCGACTACTGTTGCGATTAATACTAATTTCAGTTTTGATTTTTTCACTTTGTTTATTTTTTAGTGATTTGACAATGACGCTCCGCAGAGCGTTTCGATCATTAGATCTCATCAGATTGCCTTGTTATTCAAACATTTCTTTAGTAAGGTGAATTTGGTAAAGATCAGTCATCTGCAATGCTCCATGTACAGACATTAAAAGATCATATCTGTTTTGGTGGTGCTTATAACCCTTCATTGTTCTGACGTTATAAAGCATTGTTTGGTGGTAAGTAATTCCTAGTTTTAAAACAGACATTTGAAAGATGATGTCTTCTAGGTTTAAGAAACGTCTTCTACTAGTGTTAGACTTTACGTTTTGGTGTTGTGTACTTGAAATTTGAACTCTCATGATTTTTAGTTTTAATTAATATTTGTTTTGAACGTTGGTACAAATATAACGAATTATTTTCTTAACAACCAAATGTTAATAAAAGAAAAAGCCTAGAAATCTGCGTTTTAACCTGTAAAATCAAGGAAAAATAATTTAAAAAAACTTTTGAACGGTCGTCCGAGCGGGGGGTATTTGGGTGGTAATTTTGTTACCTCGGAGAGATTCGAACTCTCAACCTACAGATTAGAAGTCTGTTGTTCTATCCAGTTGAACTACGAGGCATTTTGCTTTACATATTGTCTGTAACGTGTAAAGGTTTTTGGGTTTTCTTATCAGATCATTTTGGGGTGACCTTATTGAATTACTATAGGGGGGAATACAAATCTCGTATAAGATAATTATAAATACGTCTTAACTGAATACGTCCATAGACTGTAATACAAAACTGTTGTCCTTTGAAACTTTGTTTCTTGGTTAACCTATCTACAAAACCTAACCTTAGTAACTTCTTATGTTCTCTGTAAATCGGTGTCTGATTGGATCTATTGGCTAACCATCCCATACGTTCACATATGGTTATAACTTCTGGCATAGTATAATAACTAAAGTCCTGTTTGTTCTCACTCTCTCGTATTGCACAGGCTAAGAAGATCATGACTGTTCTGTACTGTAGTTCATGGTCCAAACTCTTAATGTATTTGTTTACGCTGTGATGATGGCTGAACAACTCAACCAATTTCTTGGCTACAACCATGGACGTAATACTAAGTAAATCACAAAGGATATTAAACCAATACTGTACATGAATTGTAATACTTTGTAATTCTGATTGTGTTGATGTTTACTTCTTCCTTGTCTCAATTCTCTGTCTTCTCTTGTCATCTCTTATTTAGTTTTAATTGTTAGTACTCAAAATCTTCAGGACGTTGCATCGTTAACATAACGAGGTCAAAATATTTACAGATCCTGCGAACGTTTCCCCTTTTGTGTGATATCCAGGCCAAAAAAGCATCCATCATGTCAATAACGTATAACAAACGATCATAACATACTGGTTATCAGGTAGGTGGGTGGGTATGTCTGAGTCCTAAGTGGACTGTTTTCGGATTTCAATGCCGATTTCTCAGGGTACCCAGTTCCTCTTTTCTCGTTCCCCTTTTCGATCTGTGACCCCATATACTAGGTGTTGCCACACAAAGACATCTACAATGACGTTCTGAGCAAATATAAGAAACTTTATTTAATTTTTAATGGTGTTATGCCGGACCATTTTTTAGACCATCTTAGAACCTTTTAAAATGATTCGGGGTGACAAACATGTAGTATATTGGTTTAATATAATATACTAGTATTATATATTATATATATTATATATTATACTATATATATAGAGGGGTAGCCAATTTGTCTAGCCAAGATAGCCATTATGTCTAGCAGTTAATATTAATGTTAAAAACTTGTTAATTGATTGCATCTGAACAGTCGTTCATTTCGTTAAATTGCATGACAATGAATATGATTGGACAACGAATAGCAGTTAAGGTTTCAAAGAAATACAACGATGAGGTTGAGTTTTCTTCTGGAGAAAAACTGTTTTTAGACGTTACCTGGAATCCAGAACATCACGTTACGATATGTGGAGAGGTCGTGGCTTTGCCTAGAGGAGAGTGGTGTAAAAACACAAGAGGAGATTGGATCAAGCAGGAGTTACAAGTAGGCGACCTAGTCTATTTCAATTATCTAACTGTAGATACTGAAAATCTTGTAACAGGGGAAAGGGATGTCTACCTTGTCGATTTAGAGGAGTGCTTTAGTTTTGTGAGGAGCGGAAGCCTAACTGCTATTTCCAATCATGTATTAGTGGAACCGGAAGTCATCGAGGAAAAGGTAGGATCTATATATGTAGGTGTACCAAAGAAAAGCGAGACAGAAGGATATGTTAGGCATATAGGTGCTCCACTTAAAAACAAAGATGAACTGGGTTTGATTAGTGGGGATAAGGTAAGATTTCATGAGAGAAATTCTTTTCTAAACAAAATCGAGGGTGTTGAATATTATGTGATGAAACAGGACGATTTATTAGGGAAGATAATTGGAGGGACCGTATAACATACCAAAATGTATTTTTGATCATGCGAGATTATATGTCGACACACGAGTCATGGCCAATCGTGACCACTACAAAAAACTATACTGGAAGTCTAGGAGTTACAAATACAAGAATCCTATTCTATTTGACGAGCCAGTAGACAACGAATTCTATACAGATTTTAAGGGAATATTAGCAGAACTGTTAGTTAGACACCACTTTGATTTAAAAGGGACTAATTATACTACCTCAGCCTTTGTAAAAGAAAAGGGAGTTTCTGATGCTGATTTAATTGTAAATGATAAAAAGATTGATGTTAAGGGTTGTGAGAGATCCCTTAAGGTTAATATGTTTACTATAGAAAAATTAGATGTAGACTATGTATTGTTTGTTTTATTCCTATCAGGTCAAAGATATGTTTTATTAAACTTTAAAAAGAAGGATATAAAGGATTGGGAAGTGGTTACAATAAACGATCGTAATAAATACTATGAGTTTAAGGTTGATAAACGTAGGTTTAGATATGACACCCCAAATCAAACTACCCCCAAATAAAAATTTTTAAAAAACGAGTAGCGAAAATAAGCCCCCGAAATGAAAAAACACGTTAAATTATACCATGAAGCCTTTATGCACGAGCCGGGTGATTGGATAGGGTGCGAAGTTTGTGATACTACTGCTGTCGATATACACCATATAGATCCCAGAGGAATGGGAGGTTCAACAGAAAAAGATAGTCCGGAGAATTTAATGGCATTATGTAGAGAGTGTCATTCATATTTTGGAGATAAGAAAAAGTTTAAAAACCTACTAAGAATAATGCATCGTGAAAAAGTTAAAAATATCTTTGAATCATTTAGCAGCGACCAAACTGCCTAAACCTTTATTAAGAGATTATATCTTACAAATGAAGATAGATCAACCATACCACCCTGCGATAAAGGTACTTCAACTTCATTGGGATAGAATGTTATAAGTTTTGTATTGCTCGTTCGATTTTGTCTACTACAGACATCTTCACACCATATAGATCTGGTGAGTTAGCATTTTCTAATGCTGCTAATACATCTAGAAGTAATTCAACCTTTCTTATTGCTAGTACATCTACTGCGTTTTGGTCACTAAGTATAAACGATTGATTTTCTCCTGCTGACATATTATTGATCCTTTTTAATTTTTTTAATTTGCTGAATCATTTGTTTAGATGGTTTTTTTCCTGAACCTTTTGCTGCTCTTATATTATCCCATAATCCTCTTTGAGAATAACTTCCATCTTTTCGTTTTATTAAATCTCCCATAACTTAGTATTTAGATTTCGGTTTTACCTTAGGTTTAACTTTTTTGATTATTTTATGAACCACACCCTACACATTCAATATACGAATCTGTAGGTTTTACACCATTAATTTTCATGGTTAGATTATGAATCTTGTCAGCAATTTCCATTTGCTCTCCAAAATCAGAAGTCATAGATTTTAATATTTCTAATTCTTCTACTTGTTGTTTTAAATCTTTAGCCATTATTTAAACTTTCCTTTACCAGTAGTTGTAACAGATCCTCTACCATCTCGACCCCCTAATAAATAACCATATCCATTTGCTCTAGCCCATTTAGCAGACTCTTTTTCAGATGTTTGTGATTTGAATATTTCATATAGTTCTTTAGGAGTCATATCACCACCTCTTTTTCTCATTTGAATTGCCAATTTTGATATTAAACCTTTAGGTAACCCTTCAGCCCAATGTTGTGTTTTAATCCAGTCTTCTCTAGTTTGAGTAATAATTTTTTCTTCTCTAGTAGGAACTTTTTTTATAATTTTTTCTTCAGAAACAACTTCTATAGGTTTTTTACCTTTATTAAATTTATCTCCTTCTCTTATAAAGTTTTCTATAGAACCAAATTCTCTTTTCTTACCATCAGGTAATTTATCCCACGCTGTCTGCCAAAGAACTCCAGTAGGCTTATGACCAGGCTCTAATCTTTTCTTTTTTATTATTTCTTCTACTTCTTTTTCTCCTTCGATAATTTCAATTCTCTGTCTTTTATTTGCAGTGTTTTCATCACCACCTATATAATTCCAGTCATAATTATCATCTTCTGCTTTTTTCGCAATCTCTCCCGCTCTTCTAATAGCCTCTTCCTTATCAAAATCTGTAGCAAGTTTTTTAGTTTCTTCTTCACGATCTGTCTTTGCTTTTCTTATAGAAAGAAGTCTATCTTTTTTTGCTTTAATTTCATCATTACGCTTTTGAGTAAAGGCTTCTCTTTCTGCTTTTCGTGCTTCCAATTTTTCTGTAAGAAGTGCTTTTTTTTCAGCAGCATCCTTTTCTCTTTCAGACATAGCATTTGCTCTAGCCTCCATAGTAGCCTTACGTTTTGCGATAAGAGCCGCTATTCTTGCTTTTCTCTCATTTATTTTTTTTTGCCTTGGGTCAATAATTTCTTCGTCTTCCATAATATTTATTTGTTTATTTAAACATTGCTTCACTCATAGCATTATAATTAACGCTTGCGTTAGGATCTAATGTAGAAGTATTATAAGTACTTGATTTCTCTTGCGGTTTTTTGTTTGCTAACCTAGCAGCACGAACTCTAGCCGCTTTTTCTCGCCTTAACTGCCTCTTATTTTTTGTAACAGGTTTAGGTGCCTTCATTGCAACTTCATCAGGTTTTATTTGCATAGGTTTTATACCAATTTTTTTAATTACACTAACTGGTTTCAATTTAGGTCTATCCATAACTTACTTATTACATTTTTTACACTTACTGTAAGGTTTTCCACACTTACACATTTTTTTTATTTTTGAATATGCCATAACTATGCTTTTTTAATTCTACTTTTTTCTATTCTACCTCTATTTGTAGATTGATCTTCAAATCCTACAATCACACCATTTTTATGTGATGCATCTTTCTTGTCTCCATTCCCATATGTACCCTTCTTACGATTGTACTTATTAAGAAGTGCTCTATATCTTATCATAGCAGGAGAAGACTGAAACTTTTTATATTCGTCTTTGTAATCTCTACCCGCCATTATTTCTTTTTATTTTTTTTAATTCTTTTTATAGTCTCTTCTTTTTTATTAGACTGTGCTAATAATTCTGCTGCTGCGGCATCAAAACCTTCATCACCAGGCTTAAGTGTAACTCCATTTTTAGTTACTGATGCAACACCTTTTTTACCATCTGTTCCATATGCTAACCCAACTGTACCTGATAATGATGTTGTGACTGAAGTATTTTTATTTATACTTTTTAATGGTTTGCCTTCAGGGTTATCTGCGTTGACAACAGGAGGTTTTTCATCTTTTTTAACTACAGGAGGTTTTTTATCTTTTTTAATTTTAGGTATATCTTGTTTAACTTTTTCTATAACTTCTTTACTTTTCTTTTTTACTTTTTTTATAATTTTATTTAAACCAGAAGGTCCTTTGGCTTTTTTGTATTCTGACTTAGCCTGCAACTCTTTAATTTTCTTTCTTATATTATATGCTTTCTGATGCTTACCAGAATCCTCAGCAAGTTTCGCTTTTAATCTAAGTTTTTCAATTTTATCCATTATAATTTTAAGTTTATACCAATCTTTGTAAAGACTAGGTTTTTATCCCAAAACTGGGTTCTTTCGTGTTCTGTAAAGATACCTAAGTTCTTGCTAATATTCCATCCAAAAACGACTCCGTAATTGAAATCAAGCCAATTGTCTTTGCCAATAAATGTTTCATAACTGTAATCTTCATCACCATATATGTGTTGATGTTTAGGAAATATATTTCCCCAACTATGAAGCCAGAATTTATCTCTAAAATAATAGTAATCTGCACCCACTACAAAAGATAATGTTCCTAGTATACCTATAGCATCTAATTCTCTTTCATTATAATCTGTAACAATATCTGTATAATCATTTTTTCTAAAATCTAAATCTGTATCAGCAATTCTTTCTCCATCTTCATTTAACCAATACCAGTCTATTTCATCTGCTTCTCCATCAAAGTCATAATCAATGTAATATCCAATATCTTGAAATCCATAATCATATGCTAAGTCCCACCAATTGTTGTCATCTAGATAATCCGAGATTGGGGAATAACCATAAGGTAAATGTGTTCTTACAGCCGCACCCGCAGATACACTAAACTTTTTACCTATAGGTAGTCTCAGTCTTAAATCTGCTGTTTTATAATCTAAACAAATTAAACCATTGTGTTGCATCTCTACTTTAGCAATCCAATAGTCAGCAATATATCTAATTAAATATCTTTCACTTTTAAAATCTCTACCCTGCTGTCTTCCTTTACTAAACTGAAATAAATATTCAAGCCCTTTAACAGATCCAATATTACTAGACAAAGACATGTTTTGTTCAGATCCATCATAAAATCTGTTTTCTCTGTTTTCATAATCCATTCTAGCAATTTTTCTAATACCAAATGAAATAGTATAATCGTTAGATGTTTCTGGAGTGATATTAATAACGTCACCCGCTTGTGTTACAAAATATTGTTCAGGTGTAAACAAAGGGCTAGTTTCAGTATAAGATCCAAATACTGTAGAGTATTTAAATATGTCTTTGAAAATTTGAGCATTAACTGATGTGCTCACCAACAATAAGAGTAATAATATTTTTTTCATTAAAATTTATTTCCGATTAATTCTTCTACTTTTTTTCTTATTTGTTTGTTGGTGTTTTCTGGAAATTTCATGCTAATACCTGTTTCTACTCTCATTACTTCTTTACCATTTTGAAATAATAAAATTGTAGGTAAATATTTTATAGATTCAGCATCGAAATATTTTTTATTTTTTTCTATATAAAAAGTGTATACATGACACTCTCTAAAATTATTTAAATTGATTTCAGATTCTTTAACAAACCCTGCTGAAAATTGAACTACGCTAATTTCATCTTTGTATTCCTGTGCTGAAATTGCAAATGATGTAAGGAATAGTATTGATAAAATTAAATATCTCATTATTTTTTGGTTAGTTCATAAAGCCTTTCATCCATTTTGTCTAATTGAGATTTAATCTCTTGAATGTTATTCTTTATATTATTTACATCTGCTTGTACACCTTCAACGGTCGCTCTAGTCAATTCATCTTTATAACTAAATTCAATTTTTGATACCTCAGGAACAGGTTCGACCATAGCCTTGGCGATGTCCGCCTTGAGTGTAAACCACATTGTTGCTAAACTTATAGTAAATGTTACTATTAGTCCAATCGTTTTAAGATCTAATGTTACTTTAGTTTGTTCAGAAATCTGTTGAGCCATTATTATTTATTTTTACCAAGTTTTACAAGCCCAATATCTCGCTTTCCATCTTGGGCCTGGATTATCACATTTATGTCTAGCCCTAAAAGATTTTCTTCTGCTAGGAATATTTTTTTTAATTTTCATGTTAGGATCACCAAAGTGAACAACAGTAACTTTTCCATTAGGTTTTTTTACATAAACCTTGCTTTTTTTTGCTGCTCGTTCTGACTTCATCACTTTATTAAGCGTAACAGTCTTACCTTGATATAGTGCCATAACAATTAAATAATGAGTAAATATAATATTTGCACCAAGTACCATAGCAAAAATTTAAGACCCAAAGCAGTGTAATAAAACTGAGATATAAATTTTAACACCTGTACTATAATAATCATTTACTTTTACCAAAAACCAACAATATGTCGTTAACTGAAATCTTCAATTCAGAAGACTTTAACAAAATGATATTTAGCCCATTCAAGGTTAAAGGATCATTAAAAAAGAAATATCCTAAAATGAAGATGTTTAGCAGTTTTCAATCTGCTGAAGATCAGATGATTGCATATGTTCTTTATATGTATGACCAAAACACTCCTATGAAAGAACAATTTCCAGATCTTAAAATAAGAAAAGAACAAGCAGCAATATTATCAGGGTTTGATCTTGTTAAAGACAATGAGAAATTGCATGATATATTTTTCTTTCAGTCAAGCAAATTGGTAGACATGGTAGACGAGTTTTTAAGAAAACAAAATAATAGAATATGGTCAATGATTGTTTCAAATGAGCAAACATTTTTTGAATACCAAACGAAATTATTAAGTCCAGTTGAGGGCGACCGAGATAAAGACATTCTACAGGCTTTGCAAATTAAGTCAAAAATTATGGATGATCTTAATACTATTAATGATAGGTTAGATTCATACTATATGAAATTGTATGGAGAGGATCAAGAATTATTAAAAGTAATCAAAGCAGATAAGAGGCTTACACCAGAATTTATTGCAAACTTATGACAGTAAACATTCAAGGAGTTGAATATACTATTCCACCAAAAGGAAAGGTCTTTAATGTTATAACTAAAGAAACAGAAAAGCGTCCTATAATAACTAGTTCTTCAAAAAAAACAGATCAGGTTTGGATAAGAACAGAATTGCCTGAAAACTATGAATATAAAAGAAAAGAAGAGTTAATAAGGCAAGCAGAAGATAAAGACTATTTTGATATTGAGTTAGAAAACTTTAGATCCCAAGAATGGGATAGAAGATTAAATGGTGTGTGGTTTATGAATAACGGTAAGGCTGAATATATTACCGGAATGCACTATTTATTTTTAAACTGGTGGAAAATAGATATAGGCTATCCAAGTTTTAGAAAAGTAGATCAAGAATATTTTTACTTTTTACAATCTTGTGTAGACAACCCTGAGTGTTTAGGAATGATAGAATTAACTAAACGAAGACAAGGTAAAACTGTAAGAGCCGGTGTATTTATGTTTGATCTTATATCTAGATCTAAGAATAAAAATGGTGGTATACAATCAAAAACTGCAAGCGATGCGAAAAACAATGTATTTGCAAAATCTATTGTTGGACCATTTAAAAAACTACCAGATTTCTTTAGACCGGTTTATGATCAGTCAAAAGGGGTCACCCCAACCTCAGAATTAAGATTTTATAGAACAACTAAACGTGGGAGAAAGTCTCTCGAAGATTTAGGTAAACCCGAACTCGAATCACAAATAGATTGGAAGAGTTCAGATAAATATGCATATGATGGAACAAAATTACACAGATACCTCGGAGACGAGGTTGGAAAAACTATGGAAGTGGATGTCTGGGAAAGGCACAATGTTGTTAGATTCTGTTCAGAATTGGATGGACAATATATTGGAAAATTACTTTATACAACCACTGTGGAGGAAATGGAATCAGGTGGAGAGTCTTTTAAGAAACTATGGAACGCTAGTAATCAAGAAGATAGAAATGTACATGGTAGAACTTCCAGTGGATTATTTCGATTCTTTACTCCCGCATATAAAACCTTATACTTTGACAAGTATGGGTATGCAAATGAAGAACGTGCTAAGGACTATTATTTGGCTGAACGTGCAAATCTTGTCAATGACGATCGTGCTCTTTCGAGTATTATTAGGAGGAATCCGTTTACTATTGAAGAGGCTTTTAGGATAGATGGAGAAAGATCTTTATTTAATGCAATGAAGTTAAATGATCAAATAGATCGTATTTCTTGGAATGAAAATCTTTATACAAAAGGAAATTTCGAATGGGTAGGTGACAAAGAAACTGGACATGTAGAATTCAAACCTATGTCAAATGGTAGATTTAAGGTATCATATTTGTTTGAAGATTTCAAAGATGCTAATAATGTTATAAAAAGAGGTAAAAATTATTTTCCAACAAGAAAAGGAGAGTTTACTATGGGGTGTGATCCTTATGATCATGACTCTACTGTTGACCAAAGAAGGTCTAACGGTGCTTTCTATGTATATAAGAAACACAACTCAATATCAAATTTTTATGACAGTTCATTTATAGTTGAATATATTTACCGACCAAGTACCGCAAGACAATTTTACGAAGATGTTTTGAAGTGCTGTCACTATTATTCTTGTGACCTTCTTTTTGAAGATAACAAGATTGGTATAAAAAATTATTTTGAAGATAGAGGTTATTCTGCCTTTTTAATGTATTTACCTGGTAGTGCTAAACCTGGGATGAGTGGATCTGTGAAGACACATCAGCAAATTGCAGAAGTAAGTGAAGACTATATAGAAACTAATGTAGAGAAAGTTTGTTTTCCAGAATTGTTAAAAGACTGGTTAGAGTTTGATATAAGTAAAACGACAAAATTTGATGCGGCAATGGCAGCAGGATATACACTTATAGCAGATAAAAATATACTTCTAAAAAACTACCTCAGAAAGGGAAATTTAGTAGAGGCAAAAAATATGTTTAAAAAGTTTAAGGTAGGATGATAAAACACAAAGAAAAAGCAAACTATCCAAACCATAATGTAGACCCTGCTCAGAAGGGTAAGGATTGGTGTTTGTCATACGCTAAAGCAGCGTGGTCAGATTATACACAACATGGAACTCAATCTTTCCATAATAATAGAGGTACATATCCAAAAATAAAAGACTATGCACAAGGCAATCAGTCTATTAATAAGTATAAACAATTATTAAATGTTGATGAAGCAGATAATGAAAGTTGGTTTGCTATTGACTGGACTGTATTACCTATAGTTCCAAAATTCAGAAGAATTGCTTTAGGTAAATTAAGTAAGTCAGAATATAATATTACAGCGACTCCTATAGATTCATTAGCACAGTCAGATATAGAAACATATTATAAGACTACAAAAGCAAAAATGGATCTTAGAAATATGGCTGCTAAATCTGCACCAGGAATAGAAGAGTTTAGTGCCTTAAAAGCCAAGCCAAACGAACCATTAAATGACGAAGAATTAGAAATGCATATGGCTTATACATATAAGCATAATGCTTCTATTGAGATGGAACAAGGTATTGATTTGATCTTTCATACTAATGATATGGAAGAAAAAAGAAAACAAGTAAATGAATATTTGTTTGATTATGGTGTTGCAGGATATAAAGAGTTTATTGATAGTAATGGTGCTGTAAAAATTAGAGTTGTAGATCCCGCTAAATTATTAATATCTCATTGTAATAAAAGAGATTTTACCGATAAAATTCATATTGGAGAAATCACCGAAATGACTATTGCTGATCTAAAACAAAGAGCAGGAAATCAATTTGATGAAAAAGAATATCAAGATATAGCAGATAGGTTTTCTGGAAGACAGGGAAATACTAAAATGTTTCCATCAAACAAAAAGTTCTACAAGCATTATGATGATAGAAAAATATTAGTTTTAGATATGGAGTTTTTCTCTGTAGATGAAATGGTACACGAATCTAGAACAGATAAAAGAGGAAATAAAAGATTTGGCAGAGCAGGATATAATAGTAGTAATAAAAGAAAAAAGAAATATTTAAGATCATCCTACAAGACTGTTTATAAGATTTCTTGGATTGTAGACTCTGAATACTGTTTTAATTTTGGCTTGTGTTCTAATATGAAAAGAGTCAAGTCAAATTTGATGGATACAGATTTATCTTATCATTTGTTTTCTCCTGACTTTCATAATATGAAGCCATTAGGTATTATGGAACAATTAATACCTATTGCAGATCAGATACAAATATCATGGTACAGACTTCAAAATACAATTAATCAAGCAAGACCAAAAGGTATTATGATTGAACTAGGTGCGTTAGAGGACATTCCTTTAGGTGCCGGAGGACAACAAATGAAGCCAATGGATGTTATTGACTTATTTAATAAGACAGGTACGCTTGTTTACAGGAAAAATGATATAGGAGGTAAGCCAACTAATTATAAACCTATAGAAGAGTTAGAAAATGGATTAGGTAGAGATGCCATGACTTATTATCAAGTTATACAAAACAACATTGAGATGATAAGACAAATAACAGGTCTTAATGAATTTACAGATGGCTCTACACCTGATGCAAGATCACTAACAACTACTGCAAAACTAGCCGCTCAAGCAACTAATAATGCGTTAGCACATATTGAACAAGGCGAAAGAAGATTACTAGAAAGACTTGCATCTGCTGTTATAGTAAGATTACAGGATTCAGTAAAAAAGAAACCAATAGAAGGGTATATCAGATCTTTAGGTAAAAACACTATGGAGTTTTTTAAAATGACTCCAACTGTTTCTAAACATGAGTTTGGTGTAAAAATTGAAGATAGACCTACAGAGGAACAAAAAGCAAGACTTATGCAAATACTTCAAGCAAGTGTAGCACAAGGGCAAGTTGATTTTGAAGATGCTGTATTTATTGAGCAAATAACTAATTTAAAACAGGCTCAACAAGTATTAGCATATCGTATAAAAAAGAAACGAGAAGAAGCACAGCAACAGGCTATGCAACAGCAACAGCAAAATGGCCAGATTCAAATGCAATCTGCACAGGCTGCTGAACAATCTAAGCAACAAACTTTGCAAATGGAAATGCAGGCTAAAATGCAAATGGAAAAACTCAAAGCAGAACTACAATCTCAACTACAAAAAGAGAAATACCAGTTTGAATTAGAGTTAGCAGGCATGAGAGAGCAAGGTTCAAGCGAAAGAAGTTTGATGGACAATTTACCAACAAAAGAGGCTTTTATGGCGGGTATGCAGGAGCAACCTGAAGAAGAACCGGTACCTGGAGGAATGCCTCAACAACAATAAATAAATTAAAACAAAACACAAACAATTATGGAAGAATTCGATTTATCAGAAGTCAAAGTCATTGACGACAATGGTGAGGCTCAACCTGTAGTAGTTCCTGTAGAAGAAACTAAAACAGAAAATCCTGAAACAGAAAATGTAGAAGGGGATACAGAGGTAGAAAATACCTCCGAAGAGCAAACAGAGGTAAAAGAGGAGCCTAAAGCAGAAGAAACTGCGGCTCAAGAAGAAACTGCTGAAGAATCTGTACAAGAAACTTCAGAAAGTAATCTGCAAGATACTGTAGAGTTATTTGATCAATTAGATAGTATATCAAAAGACTTGACAGGTGGGAAAGCAGAAACATTAGAAGACTTTTTTGAAGAGTATAAAAAGATGAGAGATTCATCTGGTGCTCAATTTAAAGATGACTACATTAAAAATGCAGTCGAATATTACAATAAAACTGGATCGCTTACACCGTATTTAGAAGCAACTTCAGTTAACTATGGGGAAATGTCTGACGAACAAATCATGAGACGTGAACTAGAACAGGCGAACCCTACCCTATCTGCAAAAGCAATTGAGCGTTTGTATAGTAGAGACATAGTTAACAAGTATTCTTTAGACGAGGATAAGTATGATCAGGAAGAGGTAGAACTTGGTAAGGAACTTCTGAAAGCAGATGCGACCAAACTAAGAGATAAGTTTGTTGACGAACAAAAAAACTTTACTCAACCTGAAATTGAAAAGACTGAAGAAAATGAAACTGTAGACAATACTGCCCAAATGGAGAAATGGACAGAGACCGTTAAATCTAATGATTTTACTAAAGACGTTTTAGAAAACAAACGTATTTTAATAGATTATAATGATCAAAAGTTTTCTTATGAAGTGGAGAATCCTGAAGAGTTACAGGCTATGACAGTCGATAACAATAAGTTTTTTGCACTTTTTAAAGATGACCAAGGTCAAGTCGATTTTGATAAATGGTATAGAGTATTGGCTTATGCTTCAGACCCTGATGTTTACGATTCATCTCTTATTGGACATGGACAAGAGTTAGGACAAGAAAAGGTTGTTTCAGATTTGAAAAACCCTACAAAGCCCACAAAAAGTACACAACAATATAAAACACCATCTAGCCCTTTAGAGGGACTAATAGGTGCACTGAGTAGAGGTGACTCAGATGTTAAAATTATTCGTTAAATAAAATTAAAAATTAAAATATGGAAAATTCTAGTTATATAAGTTCTCTATCATTCCTACAACATTCATTTGTTCAAGGAAGAGAGATCTTATCAAGCGTCTTAGACGTACAAAACGAAGAGGAAGGATTCCTTGACGTTATGCAGGCATTAGGCAAATTAAAGCCTACTAGCCAACCAGTATACCATGCATTCGTAAATGAAGCATTGTATAAGGATAATGTAATCACTATTTCTGAAGCAGGAGCAAACAATACAGGAAAACAAGCCGGTATTTCAACTTCAGCAAGAGGAAATGCAAGAGTTGGTGACTTAATGATGGGAGTATCAGGTAATGTATATTTACTTACTGCGATTGCTGCCAATGGAGACATTGATTTTGTACCAGTAGATGGTGCAGGTGTTGCAGGTGATTATAATGCATCAGGAGACAAATTTGTTGTTTTCTCTAATGCACAAGGTGAAGGATCTGGATCTCCAGACCCAATTAAGTATGGCCTTACAAAGCAGTCTAACAGAGTGCAAATCTTTAAAAACAAATACAGAATCTCTGATGTTGCTAAAGCATCTAAGATTACTGTTGAGTATAAAGGTAAGCCTTACTTCATGTACAAAGGTACTTACGAAGCATTACAAAGATTTAGAGGTGATATCTCTAACGCTTTAATGTTTGGTGCAGGATCTGGTGACTTCTACGCAGGAGCAACCGTAGGTGATATGGCAATTGGCGGAAACGCAGTACAAACTACTAATGGTCTTAAGCAAGAACTTAAGGCAGGTGGTATTTTGAACTCTTCTTCTCCTTATGGTTTTACTACAGACGTACTTACTACACTATCTAATCTTACTTCTGCTTTAAACAAAGCAAGAGCACCAAAAGATTACTGGATGTGGTTAGGAACTTCTGCTAACATTAAAATTGATAACGCTCTTAATGGTTTAACTAGTGCAGGATTAACTGGTGCTAGATTTGCTGTTGATGGTAAAAACATCGATTTAGGTGTTGACAAGTTTAGCCTATATGGAAGAACTTGGAACA